CCGGTACTTTCAATTTTATGTTCGTATTCCAAGCAGAACATAATATCCTCATGCATCCATTCCATATGCTTGGTGTTATTGGGATGTTCGGGGGAGCTTTATTCGCTGCTATGCACGGAAGTCTTGTTACTTCCTCACTTGTTAGGGAAACAACTGAAAACGAATCGCTTAATTACGGATATAAATTCGGTCAAGAGGAGGAGACGTATAACATCGTCGCTGCTCATGGTTACTTCGGTAGATTAATTTTTCAATATGCAAGCTTTAATAATAGCCGTTCTCTTCATTTCTTTCTGGCCACTTTCCCAGTCGTTTGCGTATGGTTTACCTCTATGGGAGTCTCAACTATGGCTTTCAATCTCAACGGCTTTAACTTTAATCAGTCTATCTTAGACTCAAGTGGTCGAGTAGTACCTACGTGGGCAGACGTTCTTAACCGTGCCAACTTAGGTATGGAAGTAATGCATGAAAGAAATGCACATAACTTCCCACTCGATCTAGCTTCAGCTGAAACATCTGAAGTTGCACTAACAGCACCAACAATAGGATAATGGGAAAAAAGAAACCTAAACCACCAAAACCAGTAAAATACTAATGGCACTGACCTCACGGCAGAAGGCAACCCTTGAGAAACATTCAGCACATCATACAAAAAAGCATATGGATCTTATGAAAAAACTTATGCTAGCTGGGGATTCTTTTACTGTTGCCCATAAAAAAGCACAACAAAAAGTTGGCAAATAATACCACGTCCGTTCATCCGTAATTTTATGGACGCATGAAGCCAAGGCATGGAACGGGGTCTTGGTACTATGAGGTTTATTATGTCTCTACTAGAACTTCAAGCTCGTGTTAAAGAGCAAGAACTTTTTAAGAAGGAACAAAAACTCAAGTATCGTGGTATTACTTATTACAAATCATACACAAAAAACTAATGGCTCACCAATCAGGAGTGATGACGGCTTTTGTCACATCACTCTCTCCTGAACCTGAAGCTCATCATAACAAACCAGAAGAGCATACACCTGACACTTTACCAAGTGACAAGCAACCTCCTGGTGTTGATGAGGAACCAGATTACAATTCATTAGAAGAAGCTTTGACTTCATGAAAGTGAATGAACTGTGGCTGGTAGTCTTCGGACTACTGGCCTTCTTTATTATGGTAGAAACATTACACGTTAACTACCATAGGTCAGAGACACCTCAGTGTCGGATCTCTGACTAATTGGCTTTTGGCCCTGTACGCAGGATACCCTTTAGCCGTCTAGACGGTGGGAAAGACCACAACAAATTGATCAAACAATTCAGCTGAAGAAATTATATAAACTTTTAATTTATCCATAACAATGGCTCATCAGAATAGCGCCTTGCTGTCTTCATTGACCGCACCAGGTGCTGATAATGCGACACGTGCTGGCTCTACCTTTACTACTACAGAGCGCCGTGCCCTATTCCTCAAGCTGTTTTCTGGAGAGATGTTCAAAGGATTCCAACGCAATACAATTGCAAGGGATCTAATTACCAAGCGTACCTTGAAGAACGGCAAATCATTGCAGTTCATCTATACAGGTAGGACAACTAGTGAGTACCATACTCCTGGTCAATCCATACTTGGTAACTCAGACAATGCTCCTCCAGTAGCTGAGAAGACAATCACTTGTGACGATCTATTGATCTCAAGTGCATTTGTATATGAATTAGATGAAGTTCTTGCCCACTATGACTTACGTGGCGAGATTTCAAACAAGATCGGTTATGCTCTAGCTGAGAACTATGACCGTAAGATCTTCCGTGCAATTACCAAGGCTGCACGTAAACCATCACCTATCACTAAGAGTAACTTCGTAGAACCAGGTGGAACACAGATTCAAGTGGGTGCTTCAGGTACTAACGCAACCAAAGCTATCTCATCAGATGATCTAGTAAATGCATTCTACGACGCTGCAGCAGCCCTAGATGAAAAGGGTGTAAGTTCTGAAGGACGTGTAGGTGTACTAAACCCACGCCAATACTATGCTCTTATTAAGGGTCTAGATGGTGCTGGAATTGGTGCTTATCTTGTTAACCGTGACGAGCAAGGAGATGCCCTACAATCAGGTAAGGGTGTATTCGAGATCGCAGGTATCAAGATCTATAAGTCAATGAACATTCCTTACTTCGGAAGATTCGGTACTAAGTTTGGTACTGCATCAGGAACTAACCCAGGTGTTACCGACCCAGGTAACAAGGGTAGCTTCGTTGAAGTAGTAATGCAAGACGAGAGGACTGAGACCGTAAACAACTACGGTAACGGTAACTCTGACTTCGAGAATAGCTGCGGACTTATCTTCCAGAAGGAAGCTGCAGGTGTTGTTGAAGCAATTGGACCTCAAGTACAAGTAACATCAGGTGATGTATCCGTGATTTATCAGGGAGATGTCATTCTAGGACGCTTGGCTATGGGAGCTGATTACCTTAACCCTGCTGCTGCTGTTGAACTGTTCGCTGGAACAGACACAGCACCTGCTGCATTCGGTTAATATATTCAATAGGGGAGTCTTCGGGCTCCCTTTTTTTCTTTATAAAACTTTATGGCTACCACGACAACTGATACCGAGACCGAACTCTCCGCTGTAAATGCAATCCTGGGAGCTATAGGTCAGTCACCCGTAACCTCTTTAGTATTTGATAACCCAGAAATTTCGTTTATTTATAATTTACTAAGAGACTCTAATGTTGATGTACAGAATGAAGGCTGGCACTTCAACACAGAGAGACACGTTAAATACACACCTGATTCCACTACAAATAAGATTGCAGTAGGTAATGATATACTTAAGATGGATGTTACCGATGGCTGGACTAAACGAAACTATGATGTTGTAAGAAGGAATGGATATCTATATGATAAATACGATCATACTGATGATTGGTCAGAATTATCTGATGGCATCGATCTTGATATTATTAGACTACTCTCATTTGAAGACTTACCTTCAGTATTTCAAAGGTATATAATTTATAAATCAGCTGGTAGAGCTGCAACACAACTAGTAGCTAACCCACAATTAGTGCAATTAATAGCACAACAAGAGATACAAGCCAGAGCTGCATGTCTGGAATATGAATGCAACCAAGGTAATCATACTATGTTCGGCCTCCCAGAAGATAGTACATATAATTCTTATCAGCCATGGAGGGCATTAGGTAGGTAATGGCAGGAATCACACAAACTATCCCTAACTATACTGGAGGGATATCTGAACAGCCCGATCAGTTAAAAGTACCAGGGCAAGTTAAAAATGTTGTTAATGCTATACCAGATATTGTACATGGATTATACAAAAGACCTGGATCTAAACGTGTAGGTACCACACCTCTTACTAATGTACAGAGTGGTGGTTCATGGTTCCATTACTATCGTGATGAATCAGAAGGGTCTTATATAGGACAAGTAGCAGCTGATGGTAGAGTAAGAATGTGGAGTTGTAGTGATGGTACAGAAAAAAATGTATGGTATCATACTGATAACAGTGCTTATGATGGAAGTAATTCTGATCACACATCTATTACCACATATCTATCAGCAAGCAATACGGAAGATGTACAAGCATTAACTATTAATGATACTACATTTTTAAATAATAGAGATACAACTGTAGCTACTACAGGTACTACTACAGGTAGACCGCATACAAACTTTGCATATATAGAATTAACAAGAACAGAGAATGGTAGACAATACTCTTTAAATATATATGATAGCGATTCTACAGTAAATGTATCTACAGCAACTAGAGTTAAAATACAGAGTGATAATTTAGCAGAAGGATCTGGAACAGGACATTGCCCAGGTATAGGTACACAAGTATTTAGTGGTGCTGAAACTAATACAGGAAGTAAAACAAATCTGACATTCCGTATCAGTGCATTAGGTCAACAAGGTAAGCATACAGGTAGTACTGATAATGATACCGCAGCTGAAGATTATGCCTGTTCTTATAATCGTGAAATAATACTACTACATGGTGGGGAAGGTTGGGCTACAAATGATACTACTACTCAAACTTTAGATCAAGCTCAGACTAGTTATAATTATACTGTTAAAGTAACAGACCATGAAGTATCTGCAGTTAAAGCTAATATAAAAGCAGTCAGACCAGCTCCTACACCATTTGATGCTGATACAGCAATAACTGTTGATGGTATTCTAGGTGGTATTACTGGTGAATTATCTGGAGTTACTGTAAATGGTAATGCTCTTAACTTTGAAATAATAGGTAATGGTATATATCTATATACAGCTGCTGATGCTGATGATTTCAATGTAGAAGTAGTTGATCAAGATCTCATGCGTGTTATGCAGACTGAGATTAATGATGTAACTAAATTACCTGTACAATGTAAACATGGTGCCATAGTTAAGATAGCTAATACTAGAATGTCTGATGAAGATGATTACTATGTTAAATTTGTAGGTGAGAATGGTAAGAGTGGTCCTGGGCAATGGACAGAAGTAGCAGAACCTGGTATTGTTAAAAGCTTAAATGCCTCTACTATGCCACATATGCTACAACGTCAAGCTGATGGAGACTTCTTAGTTAAACAATATACATGGGCTGATAGAGAAATAGGTGATAATACTACTAATCCTATCCCTTCATTTGTTGGGCAAAAAATTAATAGAGTATTATTTTTCCGTAATCGTCTAGTAATATTAGCAGGTGAGAATGTTGTAACATCTAGACCTGGTAGTATAGCTACACCTAATTTCTGGTCTGATACAGCATTGACTGTTAGTGCGGTTGATCCTATTGATATATCCTGTGCTTCTGTATATCCATCTGATTTATTTGATGCTATAGAAATTAATACTGGACTATTATGTTTTAGTACTAATGCTCAGTTCTTATTATCTTCAGATGATACTGTAATGAATCCAGATACAGCAAAGTTAAGAGCTGTGTCTTGGTATAATTATAATAAAGTAATACCTCCTGTATCATTAGGTCAGACTACAGGTTATGTAGATAACTCTAATAAGTATAGCCGCTTCATGGAAATGGCTAATATTGTTAGAGAAGGTGAACCAGCTGTTGTCAATACTAGTAAAATTGTACCTACATTACTTCCTAAAGATATAGATCTTTTTACAAATTCAAGGGAGAATAACTTTGTATTCTTTGGTAAGACTAATTCAGATGAAGTAATAGGATTTAGATATCTTAATCAAGCTGATAAAAGGTTACAATCTGCTTGGTTTAAATGGAAGTTTAATAACCCTATTAAATATCATTTCTGTGTAGAAGATTGTTATTATCTTTTAGATACTGATAACTTTTTACAGAAAGTAAATATGATACAAGCTGATGCTGATCCTAGTATAGATCAAGATGATACTAATTATTTAATACATCTAGATAATTATACTACAGTTGGTAGCGGTTCGTTTAGTTCAACAACAAACTTAACTACATTTACTAATCAATCTGATTGGATAGATGATGTTACTACACCTAATGGTACACTAGTAGTTGTTGATACAAATTCATCTACAGCAAGAGAGGGTAGGTATGCAGAATGTACTGTCATTAACAGTGATGATTTTACTGTTCCTGGTGATTGGTCTAGTGCTACATTAAATATAGGTTATTTATATGATTATCAAGTAGACTTCCCTAGATTCTATTTACAAAAAGCTAGTGAAGATGCAGTTCAATCTGATATTAATTCTAAACTAACTGTACATAGAATGAAGTTAAACTTTGGTAAGATAGGTTTATATGAAACTACATTAACTAGAGTAGGTAAAGATGCTTATACAGAAATATATGAATCTACAGATTTAGATGAATATGATGCTTCAGACGCCCCATATTTAGCCGAAAAAATTAAGGACATTCCAATTTATGAAAGGAATCTAAATGTAGATGTAACCTTAAAATCTGCCCACCCAGCACCTGCAACTTTAAGATCTATGTCTTGGGAAGGTGACTGGTCACCCATGTACTACCGCCGTGTCTAAATACATTCACCCAGCAACAGAAGAGGCTGCCATTGAGGTGGCCTCTAATCTACGTCCAGATGACCGCAGAGAGGTCGAAGAAGGTCACGGGCTAGATCCACTAGAAACGATTCTTTATGCAGTACAGGAGCATTCCTGTGTGTGGTTCGAGGTGCCTAACGGCAAGACTGCCGGAATGGCTGGTGTCGGACCTAATGGAGAGGTATGGATGTTATGCACACCCGCTATTCATGAGTACCCTATAACATTTGCTAGAGAAGCAAAGCGATTCATTGAGAGTAGAACTGAACCGCTATTATGGAACATCGTTGATAAACGTAATACTGTTCATTTAAAACTACTCAGGTTCTTAGGCTTTAAATTTTTGAGAGAAATTTATCACGGCCCGAACCAATTGTCCTTTATCGAATTTTGCCGTGTGTGCTCCAGATCCCAATAGGGGAATAAGAATGCAAGCCAAGATTGAGAAGATGAAGAAAGATACTCAGTATCATTCAGCATCCCTCAAGTATTGGAACAGAGAAGCTAGTGTTAAACAACGTCAAGGTGGCTTAACTAAAGGTTTAAGCCGTACAAGAAGTGATGCCTATTCTAAAGCTCTATGGACTTTAGGTAAAGGTAGACTAGCTCAAGAAAGTGTTCAAAAACAAAAAGCAAAACTATCTAGATATGATCAAAAGACAGGTGTCTCGAGATCTAATAGATATATGTCTGCTAAATATAAAGCCATCCTAGATAAACAAAGAGCTATAGAAAGTACTATTGATAATACATTTGGTAGAAATGCAGATATTACACATCAAGCTATCCAAAGAAATCATATGGCTAATGTAGCTGCTAATAGGCAAAGACTAGGAACAAGGCCACAGTATGGTGCTCCTGTCATGATGCCTCCTGTTGATAGAGCAGGTCAAACATGGGCTAATATACAGATGGCTCTACAAATTGCTGGTACCGCTGCAGGTGCTGTTGCTGCATTTAATCCGTAGGTGAATTATGACAGACTCTAATATTGCATTGATGAGTAAGTTGGATACCCTTCCTTCTTACTCACCAACCTCACAGATGGGGTATAACTACAGACAAGAAGAACCAGATATGGTTAAGTCTGTAAATGAAAATATAGATCAAACACAGAAATGGAATGATGAACATGCCAACCAACTCATCAGGATCTATAATCATGAAAATGAAAAGGCTCAAAAAAGACCAGCACAATTAGTTAAACTTTTAAAAACAGGTGTTGAAAGTACCGATAAGTTAAAAGATTTCTATAAGTCATGGGATAAATATTATAAGTTCGCTAATAGATTAAGAGATCAGCAAGACGAATTTGAAAATATCTATGGTGGAGACGCTTGGGCTAGATATCCATTTAAAGGGGACTTTGATAAAGACATCCAAAATGAATTAAAAGTAGCAGACGATAGAAAAATACTCAAAGCAGAAGCTATGCAAGTAGGTTCTGAAATGAGAGATGAACTTCCTTATGATGCTAACGAACTGATTCGTGGTCCTGGAGGTGCTTACGAACGAGAAAATGAGATATATAGCGATGTAGATTCATTACTTGTACATTGGGAACATTCCTATAGGCCACAAGCTGAAGCAGGGATGAAGATACATGTTCCTGGTCAGTATACTGCAGATGGTAAACCTATATATAAAACATATGATGAAGCTGTAGGACCAGAAGAGCGTAGATATATCAGTGATATGATTGATTCATGGTATGCCTACAATAATCAAGATATAGCTGGCGGTAGATTAGGTTTATATAAGCAATCTTTTATTTCTAAATTAATTGAAAAAGATAAAGCTAGAGTAAAGAAAGCCCTTGAAGATGATGGTAAAGCCTTAGCTGAACACCAGCTAGGTACTAGAATGAAAGAGCTTAAGACACAAATTAAGCGAGACCCTAGTTACTTAGTTACTTATATACAAACTTATAAAGGATTCAGTGGTAACTCTTATGCATTAGCTAGAAAAGAAGCATTTGATACATTAGTACGTGGAGTAGAAGTAGGTGAGTTAAATAGAAGAGAAATAGAAAGTGTCTTAGATCATGAGTTCCATGCACATGACAGTACTCCAGAAAAGCCACATATTGTAACAGCTAGAGATTATTGGAAAAAAGATTCAAGGAGATTACTTACAGCACTTGCTAAAGCTGAACGTGAAGAAGCTACAGAAGATAAGGATATGAGAGATGGTGCTATGAAAGCACGATCTAAAGAAATCCTAGAATCTTTTGATAAAGAAGATGCACCTATAACTTTCCAAGCTGTACAAACTATTCAACTAAACTTCATGAAGGAGTTTGGTATAAGAAATCCTGAAGAACTACCTGATCTTATTAAAAACTTACCCTATGAGGGTATGCATGATGACCAAGAATTAGATCAGAATTTGGAATGGAGACATTATGTACTAAACCAACAAATCTTCCCTGGAGATATACGTGGATTCACTGATCCAGCACTTCGTAAAAAATGGCATCAAGTAGTTACAACTGGTAATGGCTTAGATACATCTGGTAGAACTAGAAGAGATAATGCTATTAAAGCTGAAGTTACAGCACGTACATTAGAATCTGATATAAATAAAGCCAAAACACCTA